TAAAACTTGCATACCTTTCCTAGATTCATTAACCGCTGGGTACATTATCCCTTTTGATCAAGATTATTTAATAGACCCAATAGAAAATGATTTCACTATTACAGAAGCTAATAAAAATCCCGCTACTGATTTTCACCCTAAACAACAATTACCTAAAGAGTGGCACAACATTTCAGGTGAAAGGGCTGGTAAATTTATAAACAAATGGCTTATCAAAACACCGCCAGGTTATAGTTGTTTATTTGTTAAACCAATGAATAGAATTGAAGAGAGGTTTGATATTATTCCAGGAGTTGTCGATACAGATACATATATAAATTTAATAAATTTTCCTTACTTTTTAAAAAAAAGAGATGAACAATTTTTAATAAAAAAAGGTGAGCCAATGGTGCAAGTTATACCGTTTAAAAGAGAATCATGGAAAATGTGGTCAGGGTTTTATTTTGAAAAAATGCATGCAAAAACAATGGCAAAACTAAGATCTGTTTGGATGGATAAATACAAAAGATTTTTTTGGAAGAAAAAAAGTTATAAATGAAAATACATGCTAATATTGATGATTGCGCCTTAATTATAAATGATTTTTTACCAAAAGATTTATTTAAACAAGTTGCTAAATTTAATTACGATCAATACGACAAAAAAGAATCATTTCAAAATTGGGAGAAAAATCTTTTTTTAGATCAAAATAAAAACGTAACCATGAAAGAAATTACGACAATAAATTATTTATCAAGTTTAGATAAAGGAAAATATGAATATAAAAATCAAATTTTTAAAAATGTTTTAGATGTAGTAAAAAATTGTAAATTTATGCCCTTTCAAGATAACTCTTTACTATATGTTAGTTTTTACAAATATAATAAATATGCAGGAATAAATTGGCATCACGACAAAGGTTATACTTTAAATTATTCTTTATATATTCATGAAGATTGGGACAAAAATTGGGGAGGAGAAACTTTAATAGATACAGGAAGAGGTTTACCTCTAAGTATATTCTCACAACCTAACAGTTTAGTTGTAATTAAAAATGGTATTATGCATAAAGTATGCGCTGTTACTGGACCAAAGAAAAGAAAGGTATTACAAATACGAGGTATTTTTTACGAGTAATTTGAATCGTAATCTATCCAAGTTTTATCACCGTTATTATTAGTGCCATTTGCTGCATCATCAGCTATCGCATTATTATAAGCTGTCTTAGCAGCTTCTATTTGAGTTTTTCTTGTTTCAGCCCATGTAAGTAAATCGGCTACTGTAGTAGATCCAACAGCATCACTTGTAGCATTTAAATCTGTATTACCAGTCATATTACCAGTAGAAGCATCTTTTGTTTGTATTTCATTTTGTCCAATAAGATTGTTCCAAATTACACAATGATAAGTATCTGGGCACCATGCATCTACCCAATTTTTACCCTTATCTGCCCATGAAATTACATAACTATTATCTATAGTTATAGCATCTTTGTTAGCAATTACTATTTGTGTAGCCATCAATATCTCCTAATGTTTTATAATATATTGCGTAATTACAAAAGGTGAAAAAGAATTATTACCTGCTGCAGTTACGTTTCCAGTTAAAGTCGTTGTTATGTTACCTGTCAAAGTACCTGATAAAGTATGTGAATGGTTATGACCTGTTCCTGAACCTGTATTACTTACAGCTGGTGCCTGGTTTATTCTTTCGTTAACTAGACCTTGCGGACCGCCACCTTGTCCAAAGCCAGCACAAAAATTTTGGTTATGAGAGTGTGAGGCTAGTTGCGCGGTTGTAAGACTTGTATTAGCAATGTTACCAGTGATTGTAACCGCTTGTGTTGTAGTGCTAGTGGCTGCTTGGTTGTTAGTTACAGCAACTGTGACTGTGTTAGCACCGCCAGTGCCTGCCATGCTTGTAGTACCACTTTTACCTTGTGGAAACTTACCTTGTAGATCTGGCACATTAAACGTAGTAGAACTATCACCAGCTCCATAAGTCGTAGAAATTACAGCAAACAAATCTGCATATGTAGTTCTTGATACAGCAGATCCATCACATAAAAGATAACCTGCAGGAGCAGTAGCTTTACCCCAAGGTTTGATTGTTCCTACTTCACTTCTATTTGTTATATCTTGTAAGTTAGCCATAATTAATCGTTATACTTCAATCTCCAACCGTTGTCACTGTCATTGTACACCAACGCAAAGCCAGAACCACTAGTTGATACTGTTAAATTAGCTTCAGTCCCTTGAATTTTGTGACTGTTTCTATTTACAGTCAAATTGTGTGTTGCAAAAGTTCCTTCAGCATCTATGAATTTTATTTGATCACCGATAGCAGCAGAGCTTGGTAAAGTTATTGCCACTGCTCCACCTGACGTATCAACAAAAATATTATCACCTGCTGATGCAGTATAATCTGATGTTTTTTTAATCCATGCCTCACCTAAACCAGCGAGTGTAAAAATATCATACCAGTTAGTTCCGTCTGTAGAAACTAATCGGTACTTACCATTTGTAATTGTTAGTGTGTTACCTGTAGCACCTAATCTTGCAGTGATGTCTGCACCACCTGAAATGTTGTTGTAAAGTCCATAAGTTTTTTGTGTAGCTGGAAACTGTACAATATGAGTGGTAGAAATAGTTCCAGAAAAAATAATTTGGTTTTGTCTAGCTTCGTTGTTAGCTTGAGATTGTGGACCATCGTTGTTTGTTAAAGTTGTAGGCCCAGTTCCAGATAGAGTTTTTGCATAAACACCAGCAATAGCAAATTCAAATACTTGAGAAAAGTTATTGTTGGTAATAGTACCCCAAGTTCCTGAATTTTCCCCAGTCGTTTGTAGTTCTATTCTTAAACCTGTCGAATAAGTTGATGCCATTTAATCTCCTAAATTAAAATTAATGATTATTTTAAAGTTTGTCAAAACTTTTATGCAGCTTTGTGAACTTCCGTCCAAATTATTCCACTGTTTGAGTCATCTACTTGGTTCCAAAAAGTGCCCTGTAAATTACCTGTACTACTAGTAACAGAATTGCCAGTGATTGTAAAGTTTACATCTATACGAATATTTAAATTACCTTCACTAGCTGTAGCTTCAACACTAGGGGCCTCATACAAAGTCTCTTGCTCAGCATCCCCTATGGTAGATGTCATTCCAACACCAGTAACAAAAACTGATGTGCCTACCGTTCCCACGGCAGAGGTCATAGCAACACCTGTTGGGAAAACTACAAACTCAGGATCTGCCTCAGCTTGACCCACTGATGACTGCATAGCAGTATCAGCACCAACAACGACTGTAGTTTGACCATCACCTGAAACTGCAAAAGTCCCTGTTGTAGATGTTAATGGATTTCCAGATACAGAAATAATTTGATCTGTCGCAACAGCCTCATCGCCTGTGCTTATGGTCATAGGTTGACCAGTTAATGCAAATGAACCACCTACAGCGCCCCATTGTTGTTCACTCCAACCAATAGATCCACCAGTATTAATGTCAGTATCACGGTTCCAACCTGTGGTTTTTGTTACGTTTGTAGATTCATCACCTACAGATGACGTAAGTGGATTTCCAGATACAGATATGTTTTGATCAGTCGATAATGAAACATCGCCTCTTGCTGAAGTTGCAGAAGCTCCGTTTGTAATTACAGCATTAGCTATACCTGTACCAACAGCAGTTCCAGCTGTAGAGGTAAGAGGGTTACCTGATACAGATATATTTTGGTCAGTGGTTACTGTCTCAGTACCTGCAGATGACGTGAGGCCAATACCTGTAACAGATACAGGTGCTTGTTGGGACCAGGCACCACTGTTCCAAGTTTCTCGGCCCCATCCTTGGATAGAGGCCATGTTTTATCTCCTTATGCTATTCTTATGATTGCAGCAGTTGCCTCAGCAGCAGGAAACGTAATTGTAAACGTACCAGCAGTTGAAGATTTAACCGCACCAAAATCAAGAACACAAACTGCAGCGTTTGTAGTCAAACCAGATACAGTAGAGCTGTTATAAATAACAGCAGCTTGTGCAGAAATAGTTGCACTTGTAAATGATAAGTCTGGTTGAAAATCACATACAGCGGTATCTGAGGATAAAGTTGGTGTTACAGATGTTAATGTCCCACCTCCTTCAGAATAAGTTCCTGAGTTTGCTACTTCATCAGTTTGTTGAAAAGCAGTTGTTGATTTACTTAATGTTGCTTCGTTGTCGTATAGCGCTAGTTTAAAAGTATTCCCCGTCGTAGCCGTAAAATCATGCAGGCCTTTCAGGATCTCCACTTTAAAACTATTAC